ACTGCTGTGTCGTGAAGGCGTTCGCCGCCTCCGCATTATCACGGGCAGCGTTGCGATCAGACTTACCGCCAATGCCGCCGAGAACGCCGCCGACAATCGCAGTGCCGATTCCATCAAAAAAACCCATCAAAATCCTCCACAATTAAAATCAGAAACCACACCGGAATCAAGACAGGATTGAGGGGGCGAACGATAAAAAAACAAAACAAAAACACAAAAACAAACAATAAAAATTTCGGCTATAAGCCGAAGCGCCCGCATGCGCGGGCCGCAAGAAAGAATGCCCTCGCCGGGCGGGCACACCCCTCTATTACCCTTTATCATCAAAACCTCGACATCGAGCCTGGGACGCCGAACAAAGGCATCGGACGAGCGCAACGATTCTTAATGTACGCATCAAAAACAAAATGAGGCTCGGCAGGAACAGCGATCACACGATCAACGGGCGGCTCATCGATGATAAAAGCAGCGTTGAGAGCCGGGAGAGCAGAAAAGTCTTGCGCCAAATGCCAATAATCCAAAGTCGATGCCGCATCAGAACGCATCAAACCGGTGATCATCTTCTCGCCATAACGATACTCACCATAGCGTTCTTGATAACCAAAAACCTCAGTATCGGCGGCAGTCCCCTGACAAAAAATCTCCTGATTCAGGACAGCTTGTTCGCCAAGCTGAGACAGGACAGGCCAGTAATAATCATACCGAGTAGAACGAGACATCATCCGAGATTGACCCTGCTGATAAGACAAGTCGGCACGCACAGACATAAGGCCGAGAATAACACCGTGCTCAGTAAACGACTTCACAAACCCATGACCGTTGGCATGCAAAGTGCCAATCGCGGAAAGATTCCCTTGGGGAGACGTACCATCAGTCGAAGAAGTCTGGGCAACAGGATTAACAATAATCGGCGTCGAGCCGCCGCCGAGATACTCAGGACGCTGCATCCGCGCATCAGGAGAGACAACGCCAAAGTGAGAACGCACCAACTCTGTATAGCGCGTACCGCCTCGCGCATCGCGTTCTAATAACGCTTGAAGCTGAATGGCCTGACGCCATTCGTTGATCGTTGTAGAAGTGACGCCCGACAAATCGGCGCGAATGTTCGGATAAGCAGACGTAGAATTCGTCTGAACCTCGATATTCAAAGCCTGAGCCGACAACGTATCGCCAATATCAATCGCCCACGGGTAAGCAGTCGTCGTGCCATCAGATTCACGAGGAACCTTGTTGGAATAAACAGTGCCAGAAGTACCCTCCAAACCAATACCCAAGACAGGCGCATTGCCAGACAAAGGAAGAGACACGGGATCGCCCTTTTGCGCCCAAGGAAGGCAAGAGGTGAAATAGTCATGACGCTTCCCACGACGGAGCAAAACATAATCCGCAGGATCATCAGGTCCGTCATCAAAATCAACAACAACCGAATCCTGAAGGTTCTGATCACGAAACCATTCATTATAAATCAAATTATACGCACGAGTGAAAAGAGCGTTGTGAGACTTCAATGGAATGCCGGGACGAGTGACATTCAAATAATCCTGAAGCGATGCAACAGCATAACCAGTGACAGCCGGAGAGACCATCTGGGGAACCGTAAAATCAACGGACGAATCCGGATCGTCCTGTTGACCCATAAAACGTTCCCAAGAACCAGACACAGCAGAAGTAGCTTTCCAAAGAAGCCGATTCGGAACAAAGAAGAAAAAAGTATCGAAGAACAAATTGTCCATAAACGGCGTGAGAGGCGTAGCCAATCGAGCAAAACAAGTCGCACGAAGATTGAACGTATCGCCGGGAATCACCTCATCGCGATAAAAAGGAACCAAATATCCAGCATCAAAAGCAGTCTTGACGGGAAAATCCCGATCAAAAGAAGAGCGCTGAATATCAGCTTGAGGGACGCGAGAAAAAGAGTGAGCCATTGATGAAGGCATCGAAGGATTAAAATTGATAGACATTATAAATCTCCATGTGTCAGTTAAAAAAAGGCCCCCGAAGGGGGCCGAATTACGACGAAATCAACGAACCTCAGCAGAAAAATCAGAAGCCCGAGAAATGACGGACGTACCGCCAGACCTCGCAACCATAAGACCGGAAAAATCATTAAATTCGCCGATATGATGCAATTCAAAATCAGCAGAATGCTTAAAAAGATTGCCTTGAGGATTCCGACAATCATCACCAAACGCACGGATCGCCATACCAATGTTAGGCATGAAAAACGGAGGCATATAAGCCTTCGCGATTTTGTCAAAAATGGAAAAAACCTGTAAACGGCAAGTAGGTTGGTCAGTCATTTTAGATCTCCACGGTTTGAGTTATTTATAAAGCCCAAGACGGGCCTCAAGATTGAGTTTCCTATCAAGTTTTCTACTTGTCAAGGCATCATTCGCCTTAATTTGAAAACGATCCCGTGCAGAATAAAGACGGTCGTGACGAACGGACTGATATAGAATTTCCGAACGCTCACGCAACTTATTCGCATAATATTGAGGTACAGGTTTCCGGACTCCGCCAGCAAGAATGACCTCATCATGAGCAAAAATATCGTCAAAATTGTCCTCAAGGAATCGAAGACCAATGGCAGGACGGCGCGACGAAAGAAAAAATTCAGAGTTATACAAAAAATCGAAATGGTTCCCCATTTCATCACAAAAACGACGAGATGCGTAATGAGATAAAGCGCGTTGACCAGTCACCTTCTTGGTGACGTACGCACAAACATAGTTGATCATCTCATCATCAGCGCCGCCAATCTCAGCATTACCAAAGGTCCACTGCTTTTCAAGAAAATCAGAACGAAACATCTGATGACCCAACTTGCCCTTACGCCATTTATATTTATCGGGAAAGTCAAGACCAAAAAACACAGCATGAAAATGAGGGTGACCAAAAGTAGATCGAACACCAGATTCGTCGCCATACTCACCACAAGCAATATATTTAAAATCAGCACCAGACATCTTATAATATGACAATTGCCGACGTAATCGCTTCAAAAAATCCTGAAAATGCTTCTTCTGAAGACCAGACCACGGCACATGATCATCATCATATGTCAAAGTAATCGAGCACGAAACATCCCACAAAGAACGCTCATGAGAACCGCGCACAGCCCACATGGCAGCGTAATTGAGACGACAAGCGATACAGGTGCGGCAAACGCCGCCAAAGGAAGGAGGACCAACACATTGCATTGATGAAAATCTCCACGAATAAAAAGGGGAGGCACGTGGAGCGCCTCCCCCTCCCCGGACTAGAGCCGGTATCCGCCACGCATAGGCATGGCGGAATTCAATAAATTTTTCGGATGCACCCTATGTGCGGTCCCCGAAAAAATCTTTTTAGAAACCTTCTTTTTCATCGGTTTACGTTTCACACTATCACCCCCTTCCAAAACACAAAATTATGAAAAGTTTTGTGTCAGTAGTGCAATTGGTAACAAGTAATACAATTGCACTACGACACCGCCGTCACAGGAACGGCGTCCGGCTTAACCTCGGCTTTCGCCTTGGCAGCCTTACCCTTATCAGGAATCCCCTCTACTTTCGCCTTGGGAGGCTCAGCAAGAACGCCAGCGTCAAAAAGGTACTGATGTACCCGAGGATCATTAGACGCATCCAGAGCCCTTAAAAGCGTATTGGGATCGTTATTGAACGAAGCGCGAACACGGGCAGGAAGAGCAGCAAAAGACTGCTCAGCGGAACGAACGACATCCAAAGCCTCTTTGAGATCAACGGAGGACATATCAGAAAACATCCCAGCACGTTGAGAAACGGGCAACTCGCCCGTCTTCTTATACCGTGAGACAATATGGTTAATATCAGCAGCCTTGACATGATCGGGCGAACGCTTGGTGCGCGTAGGCAATTCAGTATCGACATATACAGGAACACGAAGACGAGGCTGACGATAAGAGCGAATACGAACGATCTCACCAGTAAGAGGATCAGCAAAATTTGAAAACATGGACATAAGAATAACCTCCTATAAAATCAACGAGAAAAAACACGACGACGAACAATACCCGGAAGACCATGAGTAAGAAACCGGGGAACCTGACGAGCGGCAGCAGCCGCAGAATTTGCCAACGAGGAAAACTTGCCAGTCGCCTGACCAACAAGACCCTGAACATCAGAAAGCGGCTTCCGGATTCCTTGCCATTGCAACTGCGTGGCAGCCTGAGCATCAGCAGCACGCGCAGAAGCAAGATTATGAACACCTTGAGTATCCTGAGTGCGTTCAGCAGCCTTATTAAGGCTGGTCTGAGAATTGATCTGCTCAATTTCAGCACGAGCGCGACGCGCAGCCAAGGCAGAATTAACACCTTGAGAAACTTTATCAGAAACAGAAACAGTGTCGGCTTTCGCCGACGAACCTATAGACGGCGCTGAATGCGCCGAAAGAATGGGATTGAGGCCAGCTTTACGAAGATCTTCGACCTCCCATTGATGACGATTTTGCAA